GTGTGTAGTTTGTATCTAGTGTGGTACTGTTTTCTACAAAACCTATGCCGTTAATTGTTACGCTCATTCTGCCTCCTCTGGTGTGTTACCTTCTTCAAGCCAAGCTAGGTATTCTTGGTAGTCTGTATTGGCTGGGTCTTTAGGGATAAACGCATTGTCTTCTATTCTTAATATTTGTTCTGTATTTTTAGAACCATTAGGATGATTTAACTTTCTATACATATTATAGCTCCGAACTTATTGTTAATTTTACATACATATTAGAACCATTATTAGAGCTTACGCCAGAAGAACCAGCATATATTGCATCAAGACCAGAAGTAACAACTCTTGAGTTAATATCAGTACCACCATCTTGATAGTATATCTTCCCAGAAGTTCCAGTTACTGTGCTAAATGTTGTAACTGTTGGAGTTGCTCTCATTTGATTTGGTAATGATACAAATATTCCATTGTATGTTGATGTTGCATTGTTTGACCAAGCGACACTATTCATTTGAGTATAATACCTCTGACACCTCTGTAACTCCATATCGTATGGTCTGTGTTCAAATGGTGTAGCAGAACCTACTTCTAGTTGGACACCTGTGATGTAGAATGTAGCACCAGCATTGTTTATAAAATCTGTTTGGTTTGTTGTTCTAAAATCATTTGCTCCTACCCATGTATTAGGAGTTGCATTGTAATCAGAACCAGAACCTAAATCAAACTGTATTCTTAATCCAATACCATTTGTAGTTAACCATGTTCCAGAAGTGTCACCAGTAAGAGTGATAGATTTTTGTTCCCATGTATCAGCAGAAGAAATTGCATATTCTGCAACATAAGCTCTATCAGCAGCACTATTTATAAAAGCAGCACAATAAGTACCAGTCACACTAGAACGAACCCAAAATGACAATGTTATAGTTTTAGCAGCTGATGTACCAAGTCCTAATTGATATAGTGTATTACCTTCTAATCTATATTGCATATTAGCAACTTGTGATGATGTTGCAGATGCTGCTGAACCAACTGTCCATACAACTGAATTAGTAAAATTATCAGGAGCAGTAGTAGATTGTTGAGCTGTAAAAGAACCACCTGATGTAAATACATTTCTTAATCTGTCTACAGCGTATGAGTTATTAGTACTAACACTACTACCACCATTCCTTTGGTCTATCCTCATGTCACCATTGATGATAAGATTGCGTACACCTAAAGAGTTTTGTGTTGCTAGTGTGCTAGATGTAGCAGGTAATGTAAGTGTCGTTGTACCTGCAACGGCAGGTGCTGATATGGTGACTTCACCTGATGTATCGCCTTTGAGTTTTATAGATGCCATTATTCTGCTTCCTCTGGGGTATTACCTTTAGATAACCATTCTAGGTATTCTTGGTAGTCACGATTTTCAGGTTCTAATGGAATAGATAAAATTGTATTTCCGCCATCATCTAACTTGTTTACTGCTACTACTTGATTTGATAAATAATTATTAAATAATTTATACATTATAACTCCGCATCACATGTAAAAAGTGCAGGATTGCCAACTGTAGGTTCGGGTTGATATGAACGATATGCAGTTAGCCCAGCAAATCCTACTAAAGTATAATTAACTCGTAAATTATCATTAGTGTATCCACCTCTTGCTGGAGAGCTAGATGTTGTATAACCAGCAGATACCATATCCCCAAATTGAAAATTACCAGAAGTTTTACCTATTGATGGAGTAGTTCTCATTGGTAAAAATAATGCAAAATTTCCTAATAAATTTGTAGTATTTTGGGCAATCGCTACTCCGCCTTTTATTAATTGATAATAACGCATACACCTCTGTAACTGTACATCATAAGGTAAATGTTCAAAGTCACTAGCACCTTCACCGACTTCTAATTGTACTCCTGTGATGTAGAAAGTGTTAGAAGTAGAACTAAACAGATTTGCTTGACTTGAAGTTCCGTAAGGACCACCCACTGCTTGCCAAATATTTTCTGTATTTTGTTGATTAGTTCCTGCCATCAAATTAAATGATAGATTTAATCCTGTTCCATTTGTAGTTAACCAAGTGCCTGTTGTGTCTCCAGTAATTGTAATTGTTTTCTTTTCCCATGTGTTGGCAGAGTTAATTGTATAATTTTTCAAAAAACTTCTATTATTTGGTCCATTGTAGAAAACAACCGAAAATGTTCCAGTAATATTAGATTTAACCCAAAAAGAAAGAGTTAATGTTTTTGCGTTTGAGGAACCATAATTTAAATTTGCAAAATTATAACCTTCTATCCGTTGATTCAATCTACTTCTATCTTCAGAATCAACTGAAGAATCTGCAGTAGTGACACTAATTTTTAAACTATTAGTAAAATCTGCGGGAGCAGAAGAATCTTGTTGAATTGTAGCTACAGCAGAAGTATTTCCTAAAAATAAAGACCATCTATCAAGAGTGTATGTAGTTGTTCCTGCTGAAATATTTCCACTAGATGCCCCAGCATAACGCTGGTCTATCCTCATATCACCGTTAATAATGAGGTTACGATACATACCACCACGAAGAGAATTACCATTAGCATCTTGTAAACCATTTGCTGTTACTTTAGCTTTGGTGACACCGTTTGCTTGTAGTTCTAATTCACCACTTGTGTCTGGTGTGATGACTACACCATCTGTATTGTTTGCATTGATTGTTGTTGCCATTATACGACCTTCCAATTAGAACCTGATGGGACTGTGACACTCACTCCACCATTGATAGTCACTGGACCAACTGATAACGCATGATAGCTATTAGGGACAGTAAAGTTAGCAGAGACTGTTGTAGAGTTTACAAAGATTCCGTTACTAGCACCTACTTGTTCTGCATAAAGTGTATTAGTTGCATCTTTGTGTCCTGATTTTTCAGCAGGATATGTCACAAATACATTACTTGTGCCTGATAGCGTAATCGCACTACCTGCGTTGCTAGACTCTAGTATGGTATCACGAGATAAAGTTGTGCCTGATGCTGTGTATGTACCTAGACCCACTTCCCAATCATTACCAGATGTGATTGCGTAATAACAAGTATTACCATCACCGATAGCTGCAAATGTTTGGAAACCTGTGACTGCACCTGCAAGCGTGACTGTACCTGTACCTGTAGTCGTGGTAGTTTCTTGAACTCTATCTTTAACGACTAATGCCATTATTTATCCTTACGCTAATGTAACTGATAAGTTGCCAGTTGTTATCTTAAATATATCGCCAGAGTCGATTGTTTTAGATGTGTCTAAAGGTGTGTGGAATAATAAATTACCACTTGTTGAAGCATCATGTAACCCTATGTGCGTTACTGTCCCCCACGATGCGGTTGCAGTAGGAAAGGTTACGTCAGCACTGTTTTGAGTAACACCATTAGATGGTGCATCAAATGTTACTGCTGTTCTTGCGTATGAACCACCTGATACTTCTGTACCTGAATCTGCATCTGTTGGGTCTGTTGTGTATAAAGATACATACACTGTTGCTGGTGATGTATATGTCGTTGCTCTTAAAGTAGCATTAATTAATGCGTTCTCTAAAAAATTACTAAATTCTGCCATAATAGTTCCTTATGAAGTTGTTACGTTTAATGTTGCACTAGAGAATGTTGCTCCCTTATCGTTTTCTCTAATATTTGCTATTGCTCTATCATACATAGACGACCATACTGCGATTCTTTCATCTGACATTAGATATGGTTGTGCTTCTGCTAGAGTTGCATAGAGTAAAGCATCAGGGAAATACGCTAAATACACATTACTTGCTGTTGATGCACTAATAAAGGTAGGTTTAGCATAATAGAGTATTTGTACTGTTTGTGTTCCATCTGGAACTGGTGCAAATTGAAATTCAGCACCTAACATCGTAAAGTGTGTGGGTACACCTGATTCACTTGTTTTACCATTTCTGAAGAATTTATCTGGTGTTTGAAAATCTAGTGTGTAAACAGGATTGCCTTGTATGTGTATTTCTCTTAACTCTAAAAAGTCAGCAGGAAATGCGATATTCTTATCGCCTCCAACTGTGTTAGCAGTAGCTACCTTTAACATCTCTTGCACTCTTAAATCTCTTGATAGACGTTCTTGTGCTAGCTCTACGAAATCAGGGATAACAGATGTTAAGTCTGACCTCGCAAGATAATTCTCTACTGTCGTCACAAATGACGTGTAATTAGTAAATGCCATTTATTGTCCTTATTTGTGTTTTACAAATACAATATAACCATTATCCATAGCAACTTCTCTGACCATTTCAAATC